ACGATCTCATCGTGGACAGTCAACACAACATCCTTGACCTGGCGCAGCGAGTGCCGCAGCAGATCGTTGGCCACTGCCTGACAGACGTTCTCAGCCGCCAGACCGCTCCAGAGCCGCGCTCGGGGCCACTCAGTCGCGCCTTGCTCGGGTTTCCAAGCGCACTTGGCATAGGACACACCATCCGGTTCGAAGCGCGCATAGGGGTAGCATAGTACCCTGCCACTGGGCAGCGCGTACCACAGATGGACGCCGTCAAACAGGTAAGTGACGCGGCCAGCGACGAACTCCTGATTCGGGTTGCGCATGGCGCGCATGTAGGCCGACTCCAGCGCCTGCCAGTACCGCACGGCCCACTGGTTGGCGCGGCGCCAAGCGTCCACCGTGCGCCTGGCAGCGGCCTCGGGCAGGTGGACGCCGTAGTTGCGGCCCATAGCGGCAAAGGCGCCCACACTGCCACCGTAGCCGCAGGCTAGGATCGCCACCTTGCCGACCTGGCGCATGTCAGGCGTGACATCCTCGGTCTTGAAGATCAGCGACGCCTCGCGAACGTAGATGTCCTGACCGGAGCGGAACACATTGAGCACTTCGTCGCCGTTGCCTGACAACCAAGGGTTGCACCGCGCCTCGATGCCCGACCAGTCGGCCACGACAAACTGCTTGCCCGCAGCCGGGATCAGCGCAGGCCGGAGCATGCTCTTGAGCACATCGGTGACGCGCTTGCCGAAGGCCGGCACGATGGGCGCGTCTGCTACCATTGAGTCGCGCACCTGCTGCGGCTCCTTGGCACACTTGCGTGTGAAGTTGTGGACTTGCAGGCCGTAGCTGGACAAGCGGCCAGTGGCAGCGCCGCCGTTGAAGACGAACGCACCGCGCACGCGATGGTCCTCCTCATCAGCCAGCGCCGCCATGCGGGCGAACTTGGCAACGGACGACGCCCATAGATCGTCAGCGGACTGGACAACCTCGCGCACATCCGGGTCGAGATCGTCGCAGGCCAGCAGGTTGGCGCGGACGGTCTTGTCGATGCTGATCTTGTCCTCGACCGTCATCAGCTTTAGCTGCTCAGGAGAGACGCGGTCTTGCACCCACTGACGCATACGGGGCGAGCGGACAGATGTCACTGCGCCTTGCGTCACCTTGGCGACAGTGTCCTGTATCTCAATCAACTCGGCGCTGGCGTAGCGTACCGCAGAACGTGCTAGCCTAACATCGACTAGCACGCCCCGGTCGTTGATGCGCTCGTTGACATGGTAGTCGAGCAGTTCATCGTCGGACAGGCCGCGCATGCCCTTGCTGATGGCGCGCATGGCGCGGACATCCTGCGCGCAGTAGTCGAACAGCTCAGGAAGCAGCGCGGTGTTGTAGGGCGGTATGCAGCACTGCCGCACTAGGTGGTCACCGCGATGGTCCTTGCGCATCGACGCGCCGGCGAACCGGCCAGCGTCTTCTAGGCTGCCAGGCGCACAGTTGGCGCGGGCCTGCGCGGCCGTGCAGTAGAACTGTTCTAGCGGGTAGTCCTGCTGGAGGACGTACCAGAAAATGAGCCGCTCGAAAGCGGCGTTGTGGGCGCGTATCTGATGGCCTGTGAAGTCAGGCAGAGGGCCACCGGTCCACATCTGAACCTCGCCGTCATCGTACGCATATGCCATGCACAGAACCTCTGTGCTGAGGCTCTGCGCATAGTTGTAGACGCCTGCGCTTTTCAGGTCGCAGGCGCTACGGGTCTCAAAATCGACCCAAATCACCGGTTAAGCCCGGCGGCGACGGGTCGGCTCGGCAGGCGTATCGGAGGGCGCCTCTTCTTCGCCCTCCATGCCAATCCACGACTGCACATCAAACAGCGGCGTGTAAATCTTGCCGTACGACTTGTGCTGGTAGAACTCCTTGTTCAGCACGATCACCGGCACCGGCTTGCTCGGGTCAGCCTCGACCTGCGCAGCGATGGCCACCGCGATGGTCTGGACACCGCGCTTACCGCCGACGCTGGTAGAGCTATAACGCACTTCCAGCCCCTTGTCCTCACCGGTCAGGCACTTCAAGCTCATGCCGACCTGCTGCTCCCAGCCCTTCTTCGCACCGGCAGGCACCGGGCCATGCTCTGGCAACGGCTCAGACACCGATGCCATCATTTCACCAAGAACTTCACCATCGCCCCACGCAATCCAGCCGTGGACAAAGGCGAACGGATTAACCGCCCAGGTCGAGCCGGCCTCGGCCTCATCCTGATCGCTGCCAAAGACCCAATGACCGGTGCGGTCCATCTTGAGGATGGCAACACCAGGCGCCTCACGCGGCGCAATGGCGCGCAACGATTGAGCAAGGGATGCGACTGCCGGCAAGCCGGCTGATTTGAACGCTACGAGATTTGTCATATTACCTTCTGGAGTAGTTGACCCAATTGGAGAATGGCAGGCCGGGGGTCGGTATCCGGTGCCATTGTGTTACCCGACGACACGCTGACAGTGAGACCGTCTGGGAGCTTTTTGAGCTTCTTTTCGGCCACTGCTGGCGAGACCAATGTGGTGACGTCGGGGTCTTTCAGGCCGGCCTCGATCAAGGCAACCCGCGCCTTGTCTTCGTCCAGCCATTTTCTTGTGCCGCGTTTCGCGACCAATTTGAAACCAGGGATGACCTGGCCATTGTCTAGTGCGCGCTGCGCCAACTCGCGCAGGCCGGCGATCCAACTGTCGAGCAGGTCGGCCTGCTGCAAGTAGATGCTGATCTGCTGCTTGTCCAGCGCGTCGAACTGCACCTTGACGGCGCGGTCGACTGCGCCGGTCAGGATGGGACAGACTGGCTTGGCGGTACACCAGCGGCAGTGCTCGCCGCTCTTGAGCGCCGCGTCGGGCTTGACGGCCTGCTGCACCGCGTCGAACAGTTGGTCTTCGAACCGACTGATCCGGGCGCGAGTGGTGACCCAGCGCTTGATCATCGGCGGCTGGATGATGACCAACTCGACCTCGGTCACACCCTCAAAGGCCCAAGGCTGGGACCGGCGCGCAGCAGCGGCGTAGAACATCAACTGCATGTTTTCTTGGGCTTCAACGATAACGCCATCGCCGAACTTCCAGTCGAGGATGACGGCGCGGTTGCCGATCTTGCCCAGCACATCGACCGACCCGAAGACGCCGGGGATGAAGTCGCCGAAGTCGACGCGCACCTCGACCATCAACTCCATCGTCTTGTCTGGATCGACCTGATCCAGCAGCGCCAGTGCCGGCATGATCTTGGTGTCGTGCAGTTCCTCGGTGATGCTTTGCGGTTTCTTACCATCGATGATGGCCGCGATGACATCGTGCAGCAGCGTACCCTCGGCGGCGTACTTGCTCTCAGCCTGGGGCGGCATCTTGGCCGTCAGGGCGACGGAGCCGGGGCAGTTGATGACCCGGCTGGCGGTCGAGCCGCCGACGATCTTAGAGTGCGTCGTCATCTTGCGCCTCTTCTTCTTCCTGAACCTCGGCAAACACCGCTGTCGTGGTGTAGCTGTAACCCCTCAACTCCTCCAGTTCGAATTGAGAGCCGTAGCGCCTCTTGATGTGCGAGGTCAAGATGTCTTTGATGTCTGCGTCGTCTAGGGTGATCTTCACTTTACTGTACTCCTTGGTTGATGGAACCTGAACTGTAGCGGACGAAAAAAGACTTGTCAAGAACTTTTTTACTGTGTTACAGTTGTGCCTCACAAGGAGCAGACATGATCACTTTCAAGACCGCCCCGCGAGGGACAGCCACTGTAACAGAGGCCCACGCGCAGTCAATGCGCGATCTCTTTGCCGGCCTCAAGCCGCTCAAGCCAACCAAGATCAAAGCCCACAAGCGCAGTTTTCCAAAAATTTTTGGCTCGACCGAGGACTACATCCAGCAGTACTTTGCGTTGAACAGCCATTGGACTCTTGCGGCCTATGGTTCTGGAGACCACATCTTGCTGTACCACCCGCTGCCCGACCGCGTTGCGCGTCTCAACCCGTCAGAGCCCGAAGTTGAAGGAAGCTGACGTTGAACGCCACCTGGTCAAGTTGGTCGAGAAGGCCGGCGGCAAGGCGTACAAGTTCGTCTCGCCAGGCCGCGCAGGCGTGGCCGACCGCTTGGTCGTGCTACCTGGCGGGCGCGTCTGGTTTGTTGAGCTTAAGGTCAAGGGCGGGCGCCTGTCGGCGTTGCAGCAGGTCTTTTCGTCCGACATGGCCGCGTTAGGTCAAAACTATATTGTGTTGTGGAATAAAGAAGATGTTGCTACGTTCGTATCAATCCATTGCGGCTGACTTCCTGTACGAGCATGACCGGGCGATGATCCTCGCGCCGGTCGGCGCGGGCAAGACAGCTATCACGCTAACCGCCATGCGCGAGATGCTGCGCGATGGCCACGCCAGTCGGTTCCTTGTGCTGGCGCCCAAGCGCGTGGCTGAACATGTCTGGCTAGAAGAGAAGGCGAAGTGGGCGCCTGAGATCACGATGGCCATCGCCGTGGGCACGGCCAAGCAGCGCGGCGCTGCGCTGCGGGCCGACGTGCAGGTGGTGGTGACCAACTACGAGAACCTGCCCACGGGCGGGTTCGACGCGGTGGTGTTCGATGAGTTGACCAGGCTGAAGAACCCAAGCGGCCAGCGGTTTAAGCTGCTGGAGAAATTCCTGCGCGAGGTCAACATCCGTTGGGGTCTGACCGGCAGCTTCACCAGCAACGGTCTGGAAGATGTCTTTGGCCAATGCAAGATCATCGACACGGCGTTGCTGGGCCGCACCAAAGGCGCCTTCCAGCAGCAGTACTTCATGCTGGTCAACAAGGAGTTCAACCAGTGGGAGCCACGCGCTGGAGCGTTGGCGCAGGTGATGGAGCGCATCAAGCCGTCCACGTTCCTGTTGGAGTCCTACACGCTGCCAGACCTGAACGTGGTCGAGGTGCGCTGCTCGATGGACTTGGCCAAGTACAAGCAGATGAAGAAGGACATGGTGCTGGAGTTCCCCGACGCCCGCGCCATTGCGGTCAACGCTGGCGTGGTGACGGGCAAGCTCCAGCAGATGGCCTCAGGGTTCGTCTACGCCGACGGCGCGCCGCAGTGGATGTCACCCCACAAGTTTGACGCGCTGGACGATCTGCTGGCCGAGAATCAACGCGCCAACACGTTGATCGCGTACAACTTCAAGGCTGAACTGGCTGAACTGAAGCGGCGCTACCCGCACGCGCAGACGCTGGACGACGACAACGTCATCGAGCGGTGGAACGCGGGTCTGGTCGAACTACTACTGGTTCACCCCAAGAGCGCAGGCCACGGGCTGAACCTACAGTACGGCGGCTGCAAGGTGGTGTTCCTGTCGCTGCCCTGGTCGCTGGAGTTGTACGAGCAGACCATAGGCCGGCTGCACCGCAGCGGTCAGGCGCATCCGGTTTGGGTCTACCTGATGATCACCGACAAGACGGTCGATGAGAAGATTTGGCGCGCGCTGCGCGACAAGCGAACGATTTCTGACATAGCCATAGAGGAGTTGAAATGAAGCTGACTTGGAGAAGCATGCACGAGGTGCTGACGAAACTGTCTGAAGAGGAAGTGCTGAAGTTGCTGCAAGAGGAGCAGGCCGGGGCCAACCGCATCACCATCCTGCTGCGCCTGCACCAGCGGTACTGCGTCTTGCGCCTTGAGCGCGAGCGCATCCTGATCCTGCGCGGGGCGATGGCGGCATGAGGAAGCCGCCAAGCATCGGATGGTGGCCGACCGGCGAGCACAAGGTGCGCTGGTGGAACGGCAAGTACTGGTCCTGGACTTGCCTAGACAGCGACAACGAGTACTGGATAGCGCGGTACAGCGCCAGGGAATCAACCGATGACGTCAAGTGGTATCCAAGGCCAGACAGTTGGCCAGAGAGGAGCAAGACATGAAAGACAGAGAAGAGTACTTCTGTAAGGCTGCGGCCCGCCAGAGCCTGTTTGCGGCCGTCTGGATCGTCGCCCTAGTGGCGCTGATTGCGTGGTTGGCATGACGCACATCGGTTGGATGATCCTTGAGAGCAATGTTTGCATCTTGCTCACTCGGCGCCGCGAAGAGATGCAGTACTGGGTAGACCTTGGATGCGATGCGGTGCCGTTGTATGCAGTGCCCCCGCTGTAACGCGCCAGCCGGCGTGCTTGAGACTCGGCAACGCCCCGATAACCTAACTTGGAGACGATACAAATGTTACAACGAACACAGGTTCAGCACAACGGAACAACTAAGCGGTTTGCACGGTCGCTTGACGAAGCCTTCGGCGGCGACGGTTACGCCATCACCCACTACCGAAACCGGTGGAGCGGGGTCAACCGCGCCGTGGTTTTTGTTCTCTGGGTTTTAGTCCTTGCATGGGGAGCAACATTGTGGACTTGAAGAGCCAACTGCTGCGGGAAGAGGGCGCCGAGTCCTGCGCCTACCAAGACTCGCTTGGATACTGGACCATCGGCGTGGGCCGCTTGATTGACTCGCGCAAGGGCGGCGGGCTGTCGCCAGACGAGATCGACTTCCTGCTTGAGAACGACATCAAGACCAAGACCCGCGAGGTATTGTTGGCGCTGCCGTGGATGCCTAGACTGTCCGAGCCGCGTCAGGCCGTGCTGATCGGCATGGCGTTCCAGATGGGTATGAAGGGTTTGCTTCAGTTCAAGCGGATGCTATCGGCGGTTGAGGACGGCCAGTACTTTGAGGCTGCTGCGCAGATGGTGGAGAGCACTTGGGCACGGCAGACGCCAGCACGAGCGCATCGCATGGCACTACAGATGGAGACAGGCGAATGGACCCACTGACCGCAGGCGTCGAACTGGCGCAAACAGTCATCACCCGAATTTGGCCGGACAAGTCAGCCGCCGAGGCGGCGCAACTTGCCGCTCAGGTCGCCATCGTGCAAGGTCAACTCGATGTGAACAAGGCCGAGGCGTCTAGCCCCAGCGCGTTTACCAGCGGCTGGCGCCCAGCGATTGGCTGGGTCTGCGCGTCGGCGCTGGCGTGTCAATATATCGCCAGGCCGCTAGTCCAGTGGACCGGTATTGTGCTTGACCACCCGCTGCCTGCGCTGCCTGGCATCGACGATAACTTGTGGCAGTTGATGTTGGGGATGCTCGGGCTCGGTGGCCTCAGAACTTTTGAGAAGACGAAAGGAGTTGCATCGTGACCGATGAACGCATTGCCGAACTGATGGGGTGGCATTGGCCGACCAGTGTTCACCCTGACGACATGCTTGCCAAGGTGCGGGCCGTTGTACGCGAAGCTGTACGCACTGATGCATTTGCAGAACGATGCAAGCTGGCAACGGACTGCCTGCCCCAGTCACCCTACCGGGTGATGCTGGAGAACCTGCATCGAGAGATGTTGGGCATTAATCAGAGGGTTGAGTTATGAACGAACGAATTAAAGAAATACTTGCTCGCCCTGGGCTTGAGCGTTTAAATGATTGGGTCAGCATTGGCCCGGTGCAGAAAGCATCGTTGGAAGAATTTACCGAGCTTGTGGTGTTGGAGTGCGCCCGAGTGGTGAAGGCGAGCGGCCCCCAAGGGGCGTCTGGGGTAACGGCCATCAGGTTTCATTTTGGAGTTGAGCCATGAACGAAAGAATTAGAAAACTAATGGACGGCTGCTTTGACGTTACGGTTGACAGTCGCGGGCGGGAGGAATGCACCGCCGACTACATCAACGTGGAGAAGTTCGCCGACCGTATCATCATGGAGTGCGCCGAGTTGGCGGAAGAATGTTACTGCGGCGATACCGTTAAGTCTTTGATAATGAACCATTTTGGGATTGAGCCATGAGCGTAAACCCAAACCCTTGGATAATCGAATCCCGCATTGAATACTGCAAAGACATGGCCGCACACAATGGGTTCCGTCTTGAGCGTGGGGATGGCAATAACACCATCAACATTGTTGCGGACAAGCCGCCCTACGGCAAAGACGTTGTCATTGCCCGGTTATATGATTGGTCACTCGTAGAGATGTATCTTATCGGGT